TAATTAAAAATGATGTTAATGTTTTTTATAATTGTTTTTTTCCCAATTTTATTTCTTCTTATAGATTATAATTGTTTAAAGTGTAAAAAACATGGCCATAAGCTTATCAATTATAAAACAAAAATAAGAGAAACATATATAGGCGGAAGTTGCCGAGATTATTTTTGTGAAATCCTTACTTGTGCAAGATTTGGATGTAATTTTGAAGATTTTCCAATCAATAAGAGGGAAGTTAATTTTACTTCAAAAAAAATAAATATGGGATAAAATAGAATGGAAAATAACACAGACTTAATTTTGGCATGTCTTTGGATTTTAGGCTTTTTAATTTTTATATGTTTGTTTTTTGAAGATAGGAAAAGAAGATGGAAAAAGAAATAAATGAAAAACATGATAGAGCCTTTAATAATAAACAATGATTTTGAATATTCAGGCAATCCGATTGTATTAGTTTTTCGGAATACGAATGTAACAAATGGATTATTTATAGTTGATGACGGCGAGAACGCCCCTGACGGTTTTATATTATGTGATGCTGGATTAAAAGATTTTATACGAATGCAAGGTAGAACAAAACCAAACAAGAGCTATTTAGATAAATTCTTTTCTGATGGGAAGCTGGATGATAACGAGCGATTTAATTATATAGCTTCTAGCTATGTTAAAAATGGATTTATCAAGGGGTGGCACTATGGCCGACCGGCCTTAGTGCAAAGAGTTAAAGCGCCTCTAATTAGATCAAGCGATAAAATTATAGGAAATAAAGATGACTATTTTGAATATGGGAAAGTGGGCGATAATTTCCATGGGTGGCTTAAAAGTTTGGGTTGCTGGTCGGTTAGAGGTAGCATGGGAGTAAAGGATAAAGATGATTGGAATAAAGAACAACTTACGAACGATTGGAAAATTGCTCATAACTGGATATATGAAACAAATAATACAGAATGTTTTTTCGATAGACTTTGTTTCGAGCGGGAAGATTGGGAAACGCCTTGCATACCTAGACTTCGATTTGGTTCAAAAGGGGGGCGGGTTAAAAAGTTACAGAATAGATTAGGCACAAAAGTTGATGGCGACTTTGGATTTAAGACATTGCAAAAAGTTTTAGAACTACAAGAGAATGAAGGAAGGAACAAAACTGGAGTAATATAATAAATGGCAAATGAAAGTTTATTAAAAGATGTTACGAAATATGGTGGACGATATACTAGATTAAGCGATATTCTTTATTTTCAATCCGACCGAACAATTGAACAATACAAGCAGATGAGAAAATATCCTATGTGCTGGATGGGTCTTAATTTTATCAAACTTGGACTTCCAAATGTACCTCCAGTTGTCGAGTGTGATGAAGATGAAAATATTCGATTGATAGTTGAAAAACAGCTTAAAAAAATATGGAAAGGAATGATCAGAGAGTCACTCGAAAAGCTTGATTATGGTTTCAAAGCGATGGAAATCAGATACGAAAAAGGGATTTTGAAATATTTTGACGAGAAAGAAAGTTTACAAAAATTTGAGGGCATTTTACTCAAAGCTCCGAAAGGATTAGATGGAGAAACTATAGAAATATTGATAGAAAAAAAAGATGGTTCTTTCCGTGGTTTTCGGCAAAACAGCGATATAGATGTGTTGGTCAAAGATAGAAAATCTTTATTGTTTACGCATGTTTTGGAGTCAGGCCAATATTACGGAATGTCTGCTCAGGAGCCTGTATATCCTTTTTGGTATGACGCTAATTTAAATAGACAATTTCATATGAGATGGCTGGAAAGGAAAGGAACGGGATTTTTTAAAGGGTTGTATCCAAAAGGTGATACTTTGATAAATGGAGTTGAAACAGGCAATCAAGATATCATTCTTAACTTGCTTGATTCGATCATGGAAGGAAACGGCGTTTCTATGCCTTCTAGTCGAGACGATAAGGGTAATTTGCTATGGGATATAGGTTTCATGTCGGATGAAGATAAAACAGATCCTTTTATTGCTAGACAAAAACATATAGATGAAATGATCTTAAAAGGTCTTGTCATTCCTGAAAAAGCTTTGACGCAAGGAGAAATTGGGGCAAGATCTTCTATCGAAGCATTCCAAAATATGTTTGTCCAGCTTAAACAAGAAGTATTGGACGTGACAGTTAATAATATAAATAAATACTTAGTCCCTAACTTTGTAGAGTTGAATTTTGGAAAAGATATAAATGTAAGTGTTTCGGCTGGAAAGCTAGATGATAGTAGTAAAGAAATTGCCGGGAAGATTGTAGAGAAATTACTTGAAAAAGACAAGATCGGTATTCAGCAACAATGGTTAATTGATAAAACAGGAATACCTTTAGAAGAAAAAGAATTAGAAATACCATTAGAGGAGAACGGACTAAATGAAGGGAGTATTGAAGAAGAAGCAGCAAGCCAAGTTGAAGAACAACAAAAAGAAGAAAATAAAAATCAGGAAGATACCAAAAAAACAGAATTAAAAAAATTAGCTGATCCAGGAAGATGGAGAGTTTTTGACAATTTTGAAAATAAGTTTAATCTTGCAGCACTAGACGGTGAACTTGATCGATTAAGCGATAGTTTTAAAGGACAAATTACAGAAGAAGTCAATAAGCAGCTAGAAAGAATTAAAAGATTTATAGACAAAAATTATATAGGTGATGGTAAAGGCGTTGAACTTGCCAAGAAAATAGAAGTTAAGAAAAATCCAATTAAAAAAATAATACGAGTTTATCTTGAAAGCGTATATAAACACGCTTATGAGACAATTAGATACGGAGTTGAAAATACGGTAAACTTTGCGGTGACAGACACTCCTAATTCGTTTATTGTGTTCAGAGCAGACACTACGTCAGAGAAGTTTATAACAGAATTAGAAAGTACTATCAAATTTCAAATAAGTTCTGATGCAGCATCGCAGTTAGCCAAGCCTAGTATTTTAGATCGTTTAATCGTTACTGTGACTAATTTTGTAAGTAGAAAAATAGACAATACTGCTAACACAGAACTTGGATTTGTACTCGGCAAAGGAATAGAAGACTATATTAAGAACAACAAAAAAGCAATAAAAAGCGGGTCGCTTAACCCTGGTAAAGAAATACAAAGAGTAAGATATTCTGCAATAATGGATGATAGAGTTTGCGGTTATTGTAAAGAGCTTGACGGATTAGTTACTATTGTTGATTCAGCAACTTATAGACGTTTTGATACACCTGCTCATTATATGTGTAGGTGTGTTTGGCTTCCGATAACGAAAGAAGAAATAATGAATCCAAGAATTGAAGGGACTAATTTAACATTAAATAACAAAGGCAGTCAAATTACAGTAGACGATATGGTAATACAAATAGGTGATAAAATGAATTTGCGGACTTTCTCTGATTTCGGGGCTTGTAATGAGACATAATAAAGTTAATAAATTAAATAAATTGCTCGAGGCTTGTAATGAGACATAAGATTTACGCCCTTTTTGATGTAATTGAAAATTTTCTTATGAGACATCGAATAATAAAAATAATGATCATCTCTGTTTACACTCTTTATATCTATTCAGTTTATGCTTTTTTGGGAGCTTTAACAGGTCTTATTATTTGTAACGGAATTGAATCCGAGAATTTTTTAAAAGAATTTTTAGTTTATTACAAAATATATTTTTTTGGATTTTTTCTAATTTGTATAGATTTGTTTAAAGAATATATTGTATGGAATAGAGAAAAGTAAATGGCTTGGACTGATTTAAATCTAATAACAAAAAGCCGTCAATGGGTTTGGTGGAACATCAACAAGCTCATTGATAATTGTATTTGGCTTAAAGATAATATGAGCGGTGCAAGTGGTGACATGACAAAAGCGGTCTATGATACTGACGACAATAGCGTTGTTGATGCAGCGGAAACAGTCACGGACGGAACTACTCCAAACACTTCCACAGCCGAAGAAATTAGAGATGTAATTGACGCTATACCAGATATAGAGTCAGACATAACGGATCTTGAAAATTCAAGAATTGGATTTTTGGAAGGCTATTTCAAGAATGATACCCCTGCGGTTTGGGGTGATAGATTATTATTGCTAGTCGGTCAAGTAATTACGATTGCAAGTTATTCTCCTTTATGCGATGCGATTTATTGCGGTGACTCAAACAATGCAACCGCTCCAGCTTTTTATAAAACGTCTGATGCAGGCGGAACAACTAGAAGTACAAGTGGAACGTACATGGTATTACCAGACGCAAGGGGCTTGTCTTGGAAAGGTGTTGGTGATGCAATTATAAACGGACGGACAAAATTTGGCCCTAATGAACTTGGAGAATTACAGGAAGATCGATTACAAAAACATAACCATGCAACTGCTACTGGCGGAACAACACAGTTCTGGACACTAGACAAGGACTCACCGACCAATGACATAGCTTTTGGCACTTCTGATGTAAATGCTGATGCTCAATATTATACCGGTTATTTAGGTTGTGTAGGAAGATCAGGAAGTCATACAAGGGATAGTTCCGCTGGTATAAACTGGGGAATAGGATATTAACATGAAAGTAATTACTACAAAAATAATAGATGAAATAGAAATAATAGACTATATCTGTGACGCTAAAATATTTGTAGATCCTGAAAAAACAAAACAAGCGATAATTGCAAAAGGAAATATCCTTGAAGATAAAACGATAGCAGAAAGAAAAGTTTTATTTAGTGAAAATGCTGTTTATTTTGATTTGCAATCACACATGGAATATATTGATGATATCGAAGGCGAAGAAATTAAATCTTTATTAGACGGAAGGCAAGAAAAAGAATTATTAAAATTAGATAAAGAGATTATTAAAGATGAACGAAATAAAATATATTTTATATTGAAAGATGAAAAATGGAAAGAAATTAAAATAAAAAAGCTTGATGAAGAAATTCCTGAGGGCGCTATATTTCAAGAAGATTTAACAATTGAACAAAGAACAGAAATATATGAGCAGAAAGAAGAAGAAAGAATTGAAAGTTTAACAACAGAACAGAGAGAAATTGAAAAGAATGCGAAGATTGATGGATTGCTTGGCTCGGTTGCAAACTATAAAATGAAACTTGAACTTGAAGATAGCACAGAAACAGGATTTGACTTAGACGCAGAAGTTCGGACATTTTATGAAGACGCCAAAAGCGTTATTATAGAAAAATATGATATTAAGGAGGTAAAAGATGCCGATACCAAAACCGAAATTAAATGAAAAAGAAGAAGATTTTATGAATAGATGTATGAATGATTCTGTAATGGTTACTGAATATAAAGATGGCAAACAAAGATCGGCTGTCTGTTATACTTCATGGAAAGATTCTGAAAAATCTGCCAATTTAGCGGACATTAAAGAATTATTTAACAAAGATTATACAGAGATAAAAGATGTAGAGATATTAAATACTTTTGAAAATGCTCATAAAATAAAATTTACTGATAAAGACTTGCAAGACATTGTTGATAATTATACAGATTTAAAAATATCTGGCGACTTAATTCCAAATGTGAAAATCAGTCATTCAGACCAACAATTGATACTGAAAGAATATTTCAAAATGAATGATGTCGAACTTGGTGAAGAGTTGCCAAATTTAGGATTGCTTGATAATATAAGGATCGTTGATGGTGTTATCAAAACAGACATTGTTAAAATTCCTAAAGTATTAAGCGATATTTACAAAGGTGCTTATTCGTCAATATCTCCAGAAATCATTATGAATTGGAAGGGAGAAGGGCGTAAAGTTATAAGAGGCATAGTCCTCACAAATAATCCGTCACAAAAGCATATCTCGGATGTGCATTTGAGTGCTGGGCCACTATATTATGATGGAAATCCCATTTTTTTAAAAGGAGGAAACATGGGCGCAGAAGATAAAATAAAAGTAGATGAAGTTTTGAAAGATGAAGGTTTTATCGCCAAATTATCGGATAAAATTTCTACATTGCTTAAAGGTTCTAAAGACGAAGTAAAAAAACCAGCCGAAGCATTAAAAGATAATTTTGTTAAGCTGTCTACTGCTCAGTTCGAGGAAATCAACCAGAAGATTAACGATTTATCTAAAAAGGTAATCGAAAAAGAAGACGAAGCTATAAAATTTAGTGCTTCGCTGCAAAGCATGAAAGAAGTTACTAAAAAAGAAACAGCTGATGCTATTTGCAGTAAAGCGTTAACTAACGGTGTGCCTAAAGTAGTGATCGGCAAGCTTAAACCATTACTGCTCTCTGATATAGAAATATCTGAGAAAGGAGAACAAATAGTAAAATTAAGTAGAATGGTTGACGAAAAAGAAGTTATTGCTGAAGTATCTATTACAGAGATTGTCAAAGATTTTTTTAATAATTATCCTGGCGAAAGAATTGATTTTTCAGACAAGACCGTTACTGAGTTAGCAGCTCCCAGTGATGATAAAATGAAGAAAGTCAATGTTAGAGTATCAGAATTAGAGAAAACTGGCATGAGTAGACATGCTGCTCTATCTAAAGCTGGTGAAGAGCTTCTTTAAAATTTGAATAGTCATAGGAGGTAAATATGGCTTACGAAGGCGGAATTACAGAAGAAAGGGACTTATTGTTTCTACCTGCAAAAGCAGGAGCAGCGATAGGAACATATAGAATAGTGCAAGCTGACACAGATGTAGATGAAGTAAAAGCAGCTACAGCTGGGACACAATATCCTTTAGGTATAACAGGAGATGGCGGAGAGAACGGGGCAGCTTCTTATGCCGAGAATGATTCTTTAGCTTTGCGCTATGGCGGTATTAGTTATTTAAAGATGTCGGGTACAGGAACAAGACATCAAAGGGTAATGGCTACTACTGGAGGTGCTGGTATAGCTCATACAAGTCAAGATAATGTCTGGACTATTGGAGAGGCAATGCAAGCATGGGAAGACGGGCAAGAAATTCCCGTTTTAATTGATCGTCAATTTATTGGCGAAGCAGTCGGATCATAGGGGGTATAAAAAATGAAAGGTAAAGTAAGATACGACCAGCATTTAACAAATTTATCTCTAGCTTTTCCAACTGGTAATTTAATTGGTGATATGATTGCGCCGATTGTTAGCGCAGATAATTATAGTGATTATGTTTTTGTTGATGCTGATGACGGGATTATGCAAATGAATGATGAGGCCGAAGCTACTAAGTCTAATGGAGTTGACTTTGCAGTAGGGGATCCTTATACTTATCGGACAAAAAGGAGAGCTTTAAACCATGTTATTTTAGACAAAGAGCTTAACAACTCTAAAAAGAATAGCATAATTAAGGCAGAACAAAGAATCACAAACAAATTGACCCACAGGTTAAGACTTAAACATGAGATGAGAGTACAGGAAATTTTGAGAAGTACTTCAAAAGTCGTAAATTATACCAATGTTGACAGTGTAGCCAGTGCCAGACTTGATGAAGCTTCTCCGACCTTTGAAACTGATATTGTAACCGCTGTAAAAAGCATAAATGATAAAACTGGAGCAATCGCTAACACAATCGTAATACCTTACCAAGCAGCGATTTATGCAGCTAATATTTCATTTATAGCTGATACTTTAAAATATCAGTATGGGATGGAATATGTCAAAGGTAATTTCCAGGGACAGGCAATTAGAACAGTAGGTTTGCCACCAATAATCAAGGGCTTAAATGTTATAATTTCTAATGGCAGAGTTGGTAATTATAATAAAGGCAAAACTGCAGCAGTGACTAACCCCTGGGGAAAAGATATTCTTATAGGGTACGTTCCTCCTAATCCTGGAGTTGAGGATATGTTTGGAATTGCAACTATGGAATACGATCCATTTAAGGTTAGTAAAGAGAGAGTAACAGATCCTGAAGGAACTAAAATTATTACCGAATGGGATTATGATATTTTAGAAGCTAATCTAGCTTGCTGGTATTTGCTTCAAAACGTAATAGGGTAAGGTAAATAATTATAATAAGGGGTGTAAAAGCCTCTTATTATAAAAAGGAGTTTGAAATGGCATTTTGTACAATAGAAGAAATAAGAGAACAAAACGACAACCTACAAACAGCTATAGATGTGCCAGATACAAAGATAGGAACATCATTAGTACATGCAAGACGTATTGTCAAAACTGATGTGATGTCTTTATTGTCGCCATCAGAATTTGACTCTATTGATGATTTAATAGACAGCACTTCTAATACCTTAAAGACTTTAATGATTTACAAATCAACTGAATTTTCTTTAGTCAGTTTATACGGACCTTCTCGAAAAGTTGATGAAGTGTCCGATATTCAGTACTATCAGAAAGCATATAAGGACTTATTAAATAAAATTTTTAGTGGCGATGTTATAATAGATATACCTGAAGAGTTGACTACTGCTTCGGTTTCGCCTGATTATCCGAAGACAACAGCAAATAATAAAAAGTTTTATCCAAGAAAAGGCGTTCCAGGATTTTTCCCAAATGGAGTTGCAACATCTTATAAAGATGATAGGTATAAATAATGATCTTTGGTCTTGACATAGAAAACAAAAAGAAAGTAATAAAATATCTTTCAAAGATAAGTAAAGGTAGCGGGGATGCCAGACCTTTATGGACTGCATTGATTTATAAGATCACAGAATTTATCAATTATGAATTCCATGATACCGCTGATGGACACAAATTATGGCAAACACTATATCCTCCATATAAGAGCTGGAAAGAAAGAAACGGTAAGGCAAGTGGAATCGGAGTTATGGACGGGAAAATGAGGGAAGGGGCTGGCAAGGAAGCTATAAAACAAATTAAGAGAAAATCTTTAACCTGGATATTAAATCAAGCAGACGTAGAGTCAGTAAAGGGTTTTAAATATGCTCCTGTTTTTAATAAAGGATCAAAAGACGGCAAACAACCAGCAAGACCTATTTTCAAATATACAGCATTTAGAATAAATAGTTTTATAAGAAGAGATGATACTAATTTTGAAAAAGGACGGGCGGGCCTTATTTCTAATTGGTTTAGAAAAGTACTAAGAGAGGCCGAAAGAGGATGAAAAATACAATAATAGCTTTATGGAACCAATTTAAAGCCGCTCCATCTTTGGATTATGCAAATGATTCAGGGTTTCATTCAAGGGATGTATTAAAACTTATCCAATTAAATAAATTCCCCTTTTATAATATATTACCTTTTCCCGGATCGGATTCAAAAAAAATAGAAGAGATTGACGGGTTATCCTTCCAAAATTCCGAAAGACATATATGTTCTATTCAGATACAATATGCCGTAAGGGCGATGTTTCCAAAAGTTGCGATTATGGGTGATGAATTAAAAGCAGTAATTGGAATATTAGATTTTCAAGATGATCTATGGGATGTGATTAACTCGGATAAAACTCTTGGCGGTGTAGTAAATGGGATCTTGCCTGGAACGGCTATTGGATTTGATATGATACAAGACACGGACGACAAGATTTTTATAGCAGGTGGAGAAATAACAATACAATTTTATAAGGATGTGTTTAAAAAATGATATATGGTGAAGTGCAATACATCGGAAAGGCAAAAGTGTATGATTTTTTATATGATGGAAAATGTGTTAAATTCCTTAGAAATCAAATGTATGCTAGATTGCCAATTCAAAATTGCCGGGAGCTAGTGCAAAATTCTAATTTCGTACCTTCGCCTGAAACATATCGCATTTTGAAAAGTTTTTATTTTAGTAATCCTGACACGAAAATAGAAAAAATGCTAAGAGGCAAGAACTGCATAATAATAGGCGGTGGCAGTAGTTTAGATGGGTTTGATTTTTCTAAATTAGATGATACTTTCACTATAGCAATAAATAATTCTATTTTTTATTATCCTAAAGCAAGTTCTTGTTTGTTCATAGACAGGGTTTTTTTAAAACAAAACAACCGAGAGAGTATTCATTTTTTAAAAAAATATCAAGGTTTAATTTTTTCAGCATTTAGAACGAAATATTTTTTAGAAAATCCAAGAGGGGCAAATATTTGTAATTTTTCTTTGAATGATATAAGACCAAAAGAGAATTATTACGAAGGGTTATTTTGCAGCCGTTCTTCTGGACTTGTCGCTATAAATCTTGCCTTGATTATGGGGGCAAAAAAAATATATTTACTTGGATATGATTATAATGCTAATGAAGCAACTAAGCATTTTTATAATAAGCCAGGTCAGGATCTTTATAAAAATGAGTCATCTTATAGTGATAAAAAATGTGAGTCAGTTGCAAAAATGTATAACAAGTACTCTGAATGGTCTGATAGTATAATAAATTGTAATAAAAAAAGTTTAGTTGATTGTTTCCCTAAAAAATCACTAAAAGAGGTTTTTGGATAATGTGTAATTCTGATAAAGCATTAGTAATATTACTAAATCAAAAAGTATTGCAGGGTTTTATGGTTTTTGTGAAATCATTTTTATTTTATAATAAATGGTTTGATCTTGATTTTGTTATTTTTGATCTTGATTTAAGAATAGTTGATCGGATTGGGATAAGAAAAATCTATCCAAATGTAGTGTTTAAAAAAATAAATTATGATAATTATAAAAAAGTAAATTTTAATAAAACTCATGATAGGTTAAAGCCTACCTTTTATAAATTAGATACATTCTCTTTATATGAATATGAGAGAGTTGTCTTTATTGATATAGATACTGTGATTTTAGGATGTTTAGCAGAATTATTTAATAATGATATTAAATCTGGATTTGCGGCAGTTAGAGGGTATACAGAAAAAACAGATACACTACGTGATGATTTTAATAGTGGTGTTTTTGTTGTAGATAAAAAATATCTTAATGAAAAAACTTACAAGTATTTGCTAGAAATAGCCCAACATGGTTTTTCTATGCCAGATCAAAAAGTTTTGAATGCTTATTTTAGAGGTTCTGTGACTTGGCTAGATAAAAAATATAATATAGAGAAAAGAATGGAGCACACAAAAATTTTTATTCAGGAAGTAGAAAATGCTAAAATTATTCATTATGTTGCGGATAATCCTTGGGATAAAAATAGTCAAGATAATTTAAAATATCCCAAAATGATAAAAATATGGGAGGAGTGGAATGGGAAAAATTTCAATTAGAAATGCGAAATTTGCTAAAATAGGACTTATCGATTTAATCGATTGGATTGATGAGAGGTCTGACAAACCAGTCAAAGAAATGAGAATGGTGGAAATAGGATCTTACGTTGGTGATTCAACACAGATTTTTGCAAAACGATTTAAAGAGGTTATATCAATAGATCCTTTTCAAAATGGATATGACGAAACAGATCCATCTTCGTATAATATCCCAATGGATAGAATTTACAAACAATTTAAAGATTTGATAAAAACATTAAAAAATGTTAAACATAATAGACTGACTTCTGAGGAAGGGGCTAAATTATTTGAGGATGGCGAGTTTGATTTTGTATATATTGATGGTAACCATATTTATGAATATGTTAAGCTCGATATAAAATGTTGGTTGCCAAAAATCAGAAAAGATGGTTGGATTGGTGGACATGATTATCAGCATAAATGGGCTCCAGGCGTAAAACCAGCAGTTTTAGAAATGATTGGCGATATAGACCATCATTTCAGAGAAACATCTTGGGTAAAAAAAATAGAGAGGATAAAATGAAAGAAACAACTTTAGAAACTTTATTTCGTAAAAAAATTGAGGATAAAAGAGTCTGTTTTGTCGGAGCCTGCCCAAATATTCTTGGTAAAAATTTCGGGGAAAAAATTGACAAATATGATGTTGTCGTTAAGAGCAACAATTTTTGGAAACCAATGAAAAAAGATTTAATAAAAGATTATGGTAAAAGATGCGATATCTTATATATCAATAATCAATATTATCGAGAAATGAGTCCTTTGCCTATAACAGAAATGAAAATAAACGGAATTTCATGGTTATGCATGAAAGGATGCAACCCAAGAGATTTTGAAAAATATAACAAAATTCTTTCCGCTAGGAAATATACAAAAACGATCGCTCAAGTTTCTAAGGTTGTACCAACGGCTACTGCTGGATCGTTTTTGATGTATGATATTTTACAGTATAATCCTAAAGAACTTTATGTAACTGGGATAGATTTTTTTGCTAGCCGCAAACCTGTTTTTGAAGAAGATAATTATCAGGAGTATTTAAGTGGTTATTTACCAAGGAAAATTGAGCTGAAAGGTAATATTTTGAATAAAAACAAAAAAGAAGATGGGCATGATTTTTATGGGAATGCTAAGTTTATGTATGATTTATTTACTAAAAATAATAATTTTATATTTGATGATTTTGTAGAAGCATTATTAAAAAAAATTGTGAATAAAGAAATTAAACAGGGTGAGGTTAGCTGGTAATGGATGGATTAAATTTTGTTGCAGAAATAGGAATAAATCATAACGGTGATTTGAAAAATATAGAAAAATTAATTGATATAGCATCTTGCGCAGGATTTAACTATGTTAAATTTCAAAAAAGAAACCCGGAAAAATGCGTTCCTAAAACTCAAAAAAACAAAAAAAAATCTACTCCCTGGGGAGAAATGACTTATTTAGAATATAAAAAAAGAATAGAATTAGACGAAAAAGATTATAAATATATAGACGAATATTGCGAGAAGAAAGGGATTAAATGGTTTGCGTCTGTATGGGATTTAGACTCTGCTATTTTTATGAAAAAATTTAAAAAAAAAATAATCAAAATTCCATCAGCAAAAATAACAAATATAGAATTATTGAAATATTGTAGAAAAAATTTTATAAAGGTTATTATCAGTACTGGAATGTCTAGTCAGGAAGAAATAGATTTGGCCGTTAAAGCTGGAAACCCTGACGTTATTATGCATAGCACTGCTATATATCCAACAGAAACAGACGATATAAATTTAAAATATATTAAATTTTTGCAAGATAAATATAAAAATAAAGAATTTGGCTATTCTGGACACGGAAAGGGATTTTACTTTTGTCTTGCAGCAGTGGCCTATGAGGCGACATGGATAGAAAAGCATGTTACACTTGATAAAAAAATGTGGGGCAGCGATCAGGTTATGTCTTTAGAGCCGGACGAAATGTTTAATCTTGTTAAAAAAATTAGAGAGATATATATGGCATTACAAAAAGGATATGAGCCTAGAAAAATTTTAGATCAGGAAAAATTAAAAAGGACTCAATTAAGATAAAAAAATAAAAGGAGGAAAATAAAATGGCTAATAGTTTAAATATCGATCCAAGCAAATTTGGATTTGACGATAAGTATATGTTTTTACACGATCCTTTGATGTATTTGGATTTTCACGGTGGAGAAGGTCTTGTTAGTTTAGGATATTTGGAATCTGAAAAAACATGGCGACAAACTCTTGAATACGCAGTGTTTGAAACAGGTATCCCAAAAACAGAAGTGAGACGGGATGTAATAAAACAAGGATTTGAATTAGAAGGGATTGTTAAACAATTCCAGCCTGAAGTACTGGCGTTAGTAATGCAAAGGCGTTATGATGAGACTGATGCTGTTTGGCGTAGAGTGATAGCAGGTTCAGAAATTCCTGCTGCAATATTTCCAAGTTGTATGCTAGTAACACAGACAGTTGATGGAAATGAGTTAAGGCTTTACATTAGAAGATTACAAATTACGGCTGAAGATTTAGAGGTTACGTTAGGCGGGGCCACATATTCGTCTGTTCCTTTTAAGGGTACCGCACAAAAAGATCCAACTCCGTTGGAAACCAATGCAGATTGGGCTTATAATCCTAGTTATGCAGATCAAGATAATATTGCTTTCTGGGCATGGCCTAAAGAATCAGCGTCAAGTTAAAAAATATAATACCGGTATAGTAATATGCCGGTATTTAAAAGGAGTACTTATAATGGCTAAAAGAGATTATAAAAAAGAATACAAAGATTTTCATAAAAAGCCAGAGCAGATAAAAAATAGAGCAAAAAGAAATCTAGCACGTCACGAAATGGAGTCTTTAGGGAAGACAAAGCCTGGCGACGGTAAAGAAGTCGATCATAAAAAGCCACTGTCAAAAGGCGGATCAAACTCAAAAAAAAATTTACGAGTTGTTAAGGTTGCGACAAACAGAAAGAAGGGAGCTAAAGCAAAATGATAGTTTCTTTAAATAAGCAAGTTAAATTAAAACTGACAGATATTATGCAAGAAGACTATACTGATTTAGATTTATATAGAGAAAAGCCGATATATTTTGATAATAAGAAATATATTTTAATCGTTAAGCCTGTTTCTTTTAAAAACCATGATATATTTTTGTGTGAAATGGCAAGACT